TCTTATTCCATCCCTGAAAGATTTGAAAGACTGGTTATTTGGAAAGGAATTGAGTGGCGGCGGTGAACAGCAAGGCTTCCTTGAGAAGATGTACAAAACACTCCAGGATATGAAACCTCTGATCGACCCGATCAAGGAATTGTTCGGAGCGATCTTGAAGGTCGGCGCGGCTGTGTTCGATATTGACATTAGTCAGCTTGGAGATAAGACGTTTGCCGAGAATGTAAAACTTGTAGCCGATCAAATTTCTAACCTTGCAAAGTTTTTGAGCGATAATTCGGAAGCCATAGGAACGTTAGTTCGCTGGTTCTTTATATTTCAGATCGCACTCGGTATTGTGAGTGGAATTATCTCCACAGTCATTGGTCTTGTTGTAAGTGCCGTCAGTGCATCATTGACGTAAAACGTGATACCGCCCACCGTACCGGCAACACTTACCGTGTACAGGTCGCCGATCTGCGCGGCGCCAGCGCCAGGGAATGTTCCTGCACTTGCATCCCAATTGCCCTTGTACACAATACCGGATGACATCGCCGCAATGTCGGCTTCCATCGTATCGAGGTTGACGGGTTGGGTGACGGTGATTAAATCCGTCTTGACCTTGCTCGCCGCAATGTTGGTGCGCTCGGTGGATGTCAGAATCTTTTTGGTGGAACCCTCTACCATCAGTTCCATGTCGGCCAGCATCTGGCTATCGGCCACAACGGAAATTAACTTAGTGCCAGCACCCCAGTTGACAGGAGCGCCTGCGTTGGAGGAAGTGTTAATGGTGTCACGGGTCAGGGTATTGGTTGCATCAACCCATGTGTATACCCCGGTTTCAAAGTCGGTGCCGTCTGCTATGTCGAGGAACTGTACTTTCAGCGCATAGGTGGCGCCGTCAGTTAACGTGCCGATAATCGGGTCATAGGTATCAGCCCCACCGGAAACGATGTAGTCATCAAGTCCTACAGTGACAGTTACGCCGCCTACGTTGTCGATGTAGTTGCTCACTTAGTCGCCCTCTTAGGCTTTGGCTTTTCTTCTTTCTCTTTCACTTCAGCCCACCCCTGCGCTTCGGCATAGGCACGGTTTTCGGGCGTGTCGCTCACTTCAATAAGGGAGCCGCTCGGTCTTTTGTATGTAATTATCATGCTCTGCCCCTACAAAAAAGGGCGGGCGCTTTCGCTAACCCGCCCGTACTCATACCGCTAGTGGTTATACGCCAAAGCCCTGGCCCGCAAAAAACGGGTTGAAGGTAGCATAAGCAGGAAGTAGGTCGAAACGAACCGTCTGCTTGTTGGCATCGCCATCTGCGTATTTTGAAACACGGAAGCTTAACCCGTCCTCAGTTTCCACCACTGTATCCGTGCTGTGCAGTTTGGGGAGTTTTGCAAATCCCAAACCGAATGCTTGTGGATGGTAGAACATGGCGGGCTGAACAGTCGCGGCAGATGTTCCAAGGATGGTAATTACATCGCCGGAGGTCAGCGCACTGTCAACAGAGTTGTACGCGCCAGAGGCTTCATAAATACCAGGGCCTGCAACAACCAGCGTGCCAGTACCCGTACCGGACAGGGTGACATCAGCAGTAACCACGCCACGAAATTTCACCCGGTTGCCAGAGGCATCGAAAACGACCTGATTTGTTGCGCGGTTAACGCGATAACGTCCTGTGATTTCCACAATGTCGCCAGCCTTAACAACGGCATCAGCAGTAAATCCTGCAACCGCGAGAGATTGGGTCATCGTGTCTTTATAGGTCACATAGGTTGCTGTCGGCGTTGCAGACAGGGTTCCCGCGAGGTCAGCCGCAGTCGTTACCGTTCTTGATGGCAAGGCGTTGGAGCGCATTACCTGCATACCACCAAAATTCTGGTGGATCATGGCTCGCTGGAAGGAGTTGTTCACCATCTCCACAGAGCCAGACGCAAGCGCAGACTGTGCGGGAGACAAGGCAACTTCCTGCCCTGGCGACATGATGTAATACCACGGGGAATCACTAGGAACGCCAGTGGCATCCAGCAGCGCCCCAGCACCAGCTACGTCCGACCACGCATCGACTGCGGTCCCTGGGGTGCCATAGGACAGGTTGCAGTTTTTCATCATGTAAAGACCAAAATCCACTTCTAGGTCATTAATGATGCCGGTAATTGCAGGCCCTATCAGTTCATCGAGTTGGCCCATTTTCAACGCCTCATCTACGTTGTTATAGTCCATAGGAACAGTGAAGAAGTCCTTCACTGTGCCCGTGGCCTTGCCTGCAATGATGTCGCGCTTGGTGCCGGTAATGTCTCCACCGGAACTTCGCACACTGCGGTACGCTGTGGGGCGCTTGAAGTCAACGTTAGCGCCCGAGTCAGGGTTAAACTTCCCTGTCAGCAGTTGCGTGTCAACGGTTTTTATAAGAACGCGGGATGCAATGATCCGCTTCAAAAAGACTTTCGCGAGGGTTCGCGTAAAGTTGCTGTCAAAATTGTTAGCCATGTGGAAATCTCCTAAACAGGCATTAATTGATTGGGTTTGTTTCCGTGCTGTACGGATACTATCCAGCAAAGCCCGCTACAGCGGTCATCAAAAATGCCTGTAGGGATTCCCCACAGTGGCTTTAGTATATGCACGTACTGTTATTCTCTGTCAATATCTTAGTGTGCAAAATTACTCAAACTTTGCGCCCCTTAAATCCGGGTCATCATCTGAGACACCGGAGCCTTTCACGCTCTCCACCGGAGCCGGTACAATGTGCGGAGGCTCCTTTCTGGCTTTGGGTTTAATCACCGTTTCCAGATAGATGGCCGCGTCCTCTGGCTCCATGCTCGAAAGACTATCCAGTACCATCAGGTTTTTTGCCAAGTATACCGTTATTTCAGGCCCACGCTCATCGCGAAGGATTCTTCCGGCCAACCTGTCGGGAATACCGTACTGCGCCACCTGGTTTCCTGCGGCTTGTAATTCGCTCACCGAAACGCCTAGTTTTTCAGCCTTCTCGCTGTAGGTCACTACTGTGGCCTTCAGTTTCTCCTGCTCGGCCTTTTGTACCTCCTGAATCTTTTGTTGTTCCTATATTTTTATGTAAATTAGTATGAGTTCTTACGTCCATTAACCCATGACACTCTCGAACGTAATACCATACAGCATTTGTAGCGTCATACCGCGCAATAGCTATTTGTAACTTATCAAAAGTCCAGTAAGTATCATTCCACGCTAATGTTGTACCATCATAACTCAAATAATATGTTTTTGAAGTATCAGTACCATGTACAGGTGAAACCCATCCAGTTATCAAAGGTGCATATATGACGCCTTGCCTTTCGATCTCGAACGTTTCAGTCCTGATTTTGTTTACAATAATGTTATAAGTACCTGTTATTTTACCAAAATATTACAATCTTCAAATTGCTGGTTTCAATTTCGCACTAACTATTCTAACTATTCAGCTTATATTATTAGTGAATTAGGAGTTGAGGTTGATATCAGTAGCTCAATCGCTAAGGGCTTAGGCTTATCTAACGAAAGGTATCAATATGAATGTTACTTAAACTTAGCTCCTTATTTGGGTTATTATAAATTTAAAGTTGTATTTGATTCTGACAATGATAAACCTATTGCGACTTATGAAAGTGAATGGTTTGAAATAGGTACTGCCTTTGAAAATCATTTGCAAATAAAGTGGAAAAATGCAACATTCAACCCTTATGATGACGGTATTATTTGGGGTGGAACAATGCAAGAAATATGGGTTGATAGTACATTGATAGACTATATTCCGGGAGTTGAAAAATCAGTATTTACAACATCAAATTATAAGTTAATAACAACACAATCTCAACCTACAAAAAGTAAGAAATGGAGAATAGAACTAGCTCCAGATTACTTGTATGAACTTCTTAATATAGCCTTACAGCATGATTACTTTTATATTAATAGTGTTCGTTTTAATAATGAAGAAACGTTCGAGATCGAAAGGCAAGGCGATACAACCCTATACCCTTGTGAAATCAATATGAGAGTAGTTGAGGACACTCAGGGTAATGCTTATGAAGATTATTCAATAGATCAACCAATAACGGGGGTATTGCCAGTAATACTACCTAGTAATATTTTAATAAATGCAACTGATAATATTTTAATAAATGCAACTGATATTATAACTAAATCATAAAGACAATGGCAGATAAAAGAACATACGATTTAACATTACAACCAGTAATTGATTACGCGGCTAGTATGTTGGTTGATAAATCAGGCAATACAGAGGCCGAAAGAATGACACTATCATCGTTATTAAGAGGCGAAAATAAAGCCGAAATAGACGCAACGGGTGAAAGTGCATATACATTAGATTTTGCTAACTACAATGTTATAGTAGCGACTATTGATGACTCTTGT